TATGGCTAACATTAAAGCTTACTCGGTAGCGCAAACCGAGAAACAATACGGTGGTACTCCAGTGCAGTCCAGCGTTTATTCTCTCAGCTCTGGTCCTTTGGGACGTGACCGCACTGGTCGCAACGGTGCTTATGATCACCCGACCCACGCTGGACTTCAAGAGGGTCGTACGCCGACTCTCCTTAACGGTAGCCGTGCTGTCGTTGACCATGACGTGACTGCAATCTCTGCTGTCACTGCTGGTACGACCTCTGGTCTTACTGCTGCAACCACTGTCGTTGCAACTACTACTGCTATTACTGGTGACGGTGCTGGTCTGATCGTGCGTTTCACGACGACTGCTGCTGGTGTCGCTAATGGCACTGCTGGTAACTACACCATTGTTGATGGTGGTGAAGGTTATGCATCGGGCAATACTGTCGCTATTGACGGTTTCCCTGGTTCTATCCTTACTGTTACTGCAGCTTGATTCATGGGGACCTTCGGGTCCCTTTTTTTTAATTTTTTATAGATGATTATCTACAATGCCAGATACTAATGCTGCAAGACTAACTGAATTACAATGCGTCAACAGGATGCTGACTGGTATTGGGCAATCACCCATCACTCAAGCTGGTCTAAATAATGCAGCCAACCCGGACGTTGCGATTGCTACAGAGACTTTGTACGAAACTTCTCGTCAAATTCAAGCTGAAGGTTGGGCTTTTAATAAAGAATATAATGTGATTCTATCCCCTAATGTTGATGGACACATTGTTGTTGCAAATAATATTCTGCAAATAGATACCTCTGATCAAAATTATCGAGGACGTTCTGCTCGCAGCAACTACTACAGTACTGAAACTGAAGGTGCAGGTGTTAATGCTAATCTAGATATTATTATCCGATTCCTTGGTTCTCAATATCGTCTTTATGATAAACGTAATAAGACTGATGTTTTTGGTAAACCCATTCAATGTACTGTAACTTACTACCGACTAGTTACTGAAGTCCCGCCTCCAGTTCTCTACTACATTGTAGACCAAGCTGCTGAGACTCTATGTCAACGAGTTATTGGTGACTCAACTCAATACCAAATGATGAAGCAACGTACAGACGCTTCACGTACTTATGCACTGCAGTATGAAACTGAACAAGGTGATTATTCCTTCTTTGGTTCTCCTGCTGGTGGTCAATATTATATCCCTTATGGACCCTTTGATACCTTACGGAGAGGTAGTTATTAATGGCTAATGTTTCCCAGCAAGTTCCTAATTACCTTGGTGGTGTATCTCAAGCTTCTGATATCCAGAAAGCTTCCAATCAAGTTGACGATATTATTAATGGTTTCCCTGATGCCACCTACGGTTTAGTTAAACGTGCAGGGTCTCAATGGCTATATAACTTGGGTACTGCCGCTACTCTAGCTAACCCAGAAAACTACTATTGGTTTACTATTACACAGACTGGTATTCCGTATATTGGCTGCATTGGTAATCAAACTATTCGTTTATGGAATACTACTACTGGTGTTGAACAGACAATTAATACAGATAACCAAGGCGATTATCTTAATAACGTTACTGTTGGTGGTCGTCAAGTTCCTTGGTATGAACAGTTCCGTGCTTTTCCTTTGGAAAAAGGAACTCTCATTCTTAATAACAGGATTGTGACTGCTAGGGGTACAGCTCAATCCCCTGATGTAACAGTCACTGAAATAACTAGTTTTGCTGATTTAGACCCAGAACCATCAACTGGTGATGTCGTACATATCCTCAATACCCCTATTGATGAAGACGATTACTTTGTTACTTGGAATGGTTCTGCCTGGGTAGAGACTGTTGAGCCTGATGTTGATATTCAAATCGACGCTGCTACCCTCCCCCATGGTCTTGTTCAGACTGGTGCTAATGACTGGGTATTTGGACCAGCTTCTTATGCAAATAGAACTGTAGGTAATGACGATACAAACCCATTCCCTAGTTTTGTTGGTCTACCTATTCAATGTTGCTTTGCCTATATGAACCGCATTGGATTCCTTGCTGGATCTAATGTCATCATGAGTCAACCTCTGCGACCTATTAATGATCAAATTGGTCAGCAACAACCTATTAACTTCTTTGCTGAGTCAGCTTTTACTGTATCTGAAGCTGATCCAGTAGACATTAGTGTAGCTAGTATTAGAACCATCACTCTATTTGCTGTTGAACCTACTCGACAAGGTATGGTTCTATTTGCATCTCAAGAGCAATTCCTTCTATATTCTACTGATCGTATTATTTCTCCTAGTACTGCAATGGTACGGAGTCTTAGTACCTGGGAAATCAATAGCCATATCCCACCTGTTGAATTAGACAGTGAGTTCTTCTTTGTTAATGGTACTGCTCCATTGAATCAATACTCACGTCTCATTAATATGAAAGTACGGGGTATGGAAGAAGACCCTATTTGTACTGATGTAAGTAAGGTTGTATCTGAATGGATTCCTAGTCAGGTATTCCAGTTAGTATCTAGCACACAAGAACAGTTTATTAGTATCTCTGAACGAGAAGGTAATGAGATTTATTTCTACCGTTACTTCAAAGATAATGGTGAACTTGCGATGACCTCTTGGTTTAAGTGGAGGTATGAAACTGGATCTATGGTGATTCATCATTCTGTCGTCAATAACAATTTGTTTGTTGTTGTCAAAACACCTGATAATAGAGTCTCTGTTATTTTCCATACTCTTGGTTCTGGTGTATCTAATTCTGTTTTGGATAATGAGATTAATACTGCACCTACACCTTTCCTAGATATCAAACCTAATATTGATTTCTATGCAAGACCTACGGCTGCAGCTGTTGTCGGGGGTAAAACCCGATTTACGATGCCTGCTAACTTCCCGCAAATGACTGCAAATACTGCTTTGCCTATTGCAATTTTAGCAGAAAATAATTTCACCGCTTTTAACATACAATATCAAAACATACAGGCTGGTTATGGTGTTCCTCTGGTATGGAACTCTGGCGCTAGTCGTTATGAGACCAGAGATAATATGGATATAACTGGTCAACTTAATAGGATTGTAATTGGTTTTTTATATCGTTATGAAGTTGATATCCCAACCATATTTTACCGTACTCAAGAGACTGACTATGCTGCAAGACTTAATATCTCGCGGTGTAAGTTTGAATGTTCAGCAGGTCTCCAAGGTGGCTTAGCCTTTCAACTAAGAGCTAATGGAACTACTAACTACGACGCTACTTATGAGGTGGCTGATGCTGATCTTTATAATGCAGACAACATCCCTCTTGTTAAGACTAGAGTCTTTGAAGTGCCAATTCACAAAGTAAATAGAAACTACACTTTAAAAGTTGTTAGTGATTCACCTTTCCCCATTGCGTTGAATTCAATGACTTGGGAAGGAACTTATTCACCACGATTTTATAGGAGACTCTGATGAAAAAGAAGGATAGACAAGCGATAGCAGGGTATTCAAATGCGGTAAACACCGCTGAATACGGTGCTGCTCTTGATAACTATTATACTAGTAAACGTAATGATGATGCAATCCGATCTTTAAAGAATAAATCTTCTAAAGATCAATGGATTGAAAATGAAAAAGCCAGGCAGCTGAGGATTACTCAGACTACTGATGCTTACGACAAAAGTGCTAGTACTTATAAGACTACATTAGAAGCAATTGATTTTGCTGCACGTGATGCTGAAGAACGTGTTCGACTTGGTCTAGATGAACAGATTGCTGAGTTTGCTTTTCAATATGATGACCTAGAGCGCGACCTGATGAAGGAAGCGATGCAAGCTGGTCTTCAATATGATCAACAAGAACAATCCTTAGAAGCTGCTGTTCAAACTGATCGTATCGAACAGGAAAATGTAAAGCTTCAACGCCGACAAAAGCAGACTGAATTTACAGAACAACTCGACCAGAATGCACGTGACCAACGTCAAACTAGAGGCGAGAGCAACAAAGCTATGTTGGATGAGACTATTGATCGAATCCGTAAAACTGGTGCTTCTCGTGCTAGAGGTCAGACGGGTCGCTCTGCACAACGTGCAATCTCTACCACTCAAGCATTGTCGGGTGTTAACCAAAAACAACTAGAAGATAGCCTCTTTTATTCTCAGCAAAAAATTGATTCTGATCGTCGTGTTATTGAACGTACTCGACGTACTCAACTGGGTTCAGATCATACTAAGGTCGTTTTAGATAAAACGCTTTCTACTACGGATACTGCGGCTCAATTTGGTACCCTTGGCTTGCAAGCTAAGTCTTCTGATTTAAGTAGAACACGTTCTACCAAAGCTGTAAGACGACAGCAAAAAAATATTCAACAAGCGTTAGGTATCTCGCAAGAAGAATTTAATATGAGCCGTCAAAAGCTTGCAGAATCATTGTCTTCTGCTGCTGGTGCTGCTGAAATTAAACTGCAAAATATCAAAACCAAAGAGTTTGAAGCTAAAGGCAAAGCATATGCACAGAAGATGGTTAATCCACGCTTCGGTACTGCTGCTCCCAAGCCCTATGAAATTCCTAAGACTGACTTCGTTAAACCGAAACCAGCACCCAAGACGCCTATTGGTCCTGGTACAGCTGGACGTTCAGTAAACCGTGGTGGCTCTACAGCTTCTATGGCATTAGGTATTGGTGGTACTGCATTGACGGCTGCTGGTGCCCTTATGACTGGTCCTGCTGCACCGTTTGTGGCTGGCGCTGGCGCTCTCCTTGGAGGTTTATCGTCACTATTCAATTAACCCATTACGATGGTAAGAATTAATTTTAAAGGATCTAATATTGGTGAAGGTGAATTCAGAGAAGTCGAAATCTTTGATAATGCCGAACAAGTAGCCAAAAGAAACGAGCGTTACATGGAGGATTTACGAATCGCTCGTGACGCTCAAACTCAAGTTGACTCTAACTATATTCGTGAATACGAAGCTTCTTTAAAAGCTGGTCAACGTTCACAACAAGAAGAAAACAAAAGAAAGATAGCAGCGGCTCAGACTGTTGCTAATCAACAAATTAAGTCTCTCCAAGCTCAGGCTAAAGAGATGAAGACCATTACTGGTATGTCTAATAACATTACTGGTAAAGGTGACAAAAAAGTTGATGACTGGATTAAGTTTGTTACTAACACTAGTAAGAAAGCTGCTGATGTCTATGCTGGTATTCAGGAAGAAGAATCAGCATTCCAATGGAATCAAGGTATTGCCAAGGCGCACATGTTTGGTGCAACTTGGGATGACGTAGCTTGGAAACGACGTTGGGATGATGCTGGTATTATTGGTGCTAGTAAAGAACAGTTGGCTGCAGTTGCAGCAGCAAGTGGTGCTGATCCTGATTATGTAGCTAGCATTCGTGATGGTAACACCCATTACATTCAGGCTACTCGACATGCTCTGGCAACAGACATGCTGGGTAAATCTACTGATATCTTTAAAACAAAACTCAGCTCTGATGCTCAGACTATTGTAGATATTAGAGACCAAAATGGTCAGACTAAAAAAGTACCTCTCAATGAAATTGATCGTACTAATCTTTCTGAAATTCAGCAAGCTTATTATCAATGGTTGCCTAATTATATTCGAGAGAATGGGTTTGGTGATGCTTCACCTGAATTCCTAAATGATGGTCTTCAGAAAGCTAAGCAAAGCTATGACACCTACATGGGTGAGATACGCCAAAAACAGATTGATCGTTCTAATAATGAACGTCTTGAATCAGCTTATGCTGAACTTAAGTCTGAGTTATCACCTATTAAATTTAAAGGTGCTGTAAATACTGAGCAAAACATTAACCCTTCAATTACTCCTAAAGCTGCTCACGAATTAGTAATTCAGAAGTTAGGTAATATCATCGACTTCCCTGATCAAGCAGCGGTAGATAGTGTTCTTGATAATACTATTGTTGGCGGTGGCGCTACTTTACGACAAGCGTATACCGAAGCAGTTATCAAAATGAACAAAGCTCGTGTTGATGCCGTAAATGATAGGTTCAATGCAAATGAAAGTCGTCGTGAAGCTGAGGAAAATGCTGAGATTGATGAATTGAACAGAGCGGTGGAAGCTGATCGTAAGGATGACAATAAAATTAATCAAATAACAAATGATCAGTTAGAAGAATTAGCTGTTAAAGCTTTTCAAGAAGGTAAAACTGATCTTGCTGGTCGGCTTCGTAACCTTAAAACACAGACTGTTGATGGTATCCGACAAGCTTATCTAACTGATTCTTGGGATGAAATCTTTGCAAATGGTGGCATTGTAACCCCTCAGCAGATTATTTCTTCTGGTGTCGACGATAAAATCCAAGCAAAGTATATTACCAAAGCAAACGAAAGTATTGCAACTTCAGTTCCTGATGATCAGAAAAAATCTTTCGAAGAGTATGCTAAAACAGCACTGAGAAATAGAGCGAAAATTGATTTCGTAAAGAGTTCAGCAGTTAGCAGAAGTGTTAATGCTGCGATTGATGAAGCCTTAGAGCGTTATCTCTTTGACTATAGAACAGCTAGAAAAACCATGTCAGCAATAGACGCTGATAAATACGCACGAGGTCTTTTTGAAAAAGAACTTTCAAATACAGAAGGGCTTTACAAAATTGCCCCATTTAACATTAAAACTAATCCTGATGGGCATCCTTATCTGCATCTTCTCCCCAAAGCTGTAGAGCCTGTAGACGATTGGGGTGCCACATTTGCTAAATCATTTGAAAGTAAAGGTGATGCTGCGTATCGTGAAGGTATTGAAGAATTGCGCCCTGCTATTGATTCCTCCCTCAAAACCCTCAAATACAAAGGTCGCTTCTCTTATCCGCCACAGATTAATCAAATGGCATTGCAGTCTAATGGAAGATATACTTCTCTAGATGTGCTTCGTATGCAGGCTGACGATTTAGGTATTCAACTTCCACCAGAATTTACTGAAGCAGAGAAGGTCGAAAGTGCTATTGGTCCTGCTTACAAAAAATTTGTGAGCTACAAACCTTCTGCAATACGTACTGATGTAGCTCTAATTAGTGCTGGTGCATATCCCGTCTATGGGACAACCACTGCTCTTGGTGAGCAAGTTAAAAAGATTGTTAGTAAACGTGAATCACCTAATGCTGGTTATGATGCAATTAATGCTGGCACTGGTGGTGATCGACCTGGTGGTGCTAAGCGCTGGCTCGGAAAACCCTTGACACGCATGAGTGTCAAAGAAGTTATGTACTATCAAAACTTACCTTTGGATCATCCAAATGGTATCTTTGCTGTTGGTAGGTACCAATTTATTCCTACTACTTTGGCTGCTGCTGTAAAGCGATCTGGTATTGATGAAAATATGCTCTTCAATGAAGCTGTTCAAGACCGTATTTTCTTTGTCCACTTGGATGACAATGGTCTTTATCAACCATGGGAGAAATGGTGGATTGAACAAGGTGGTCCAGGTCTAGCTACTACCCCACAAGAAAAAGCAATTATCGAACAATTTCGCGCCCAGTACAACCCTAATGATCCTTGGCGTTCACCCCGTAATATGAATCCTGCTGTATTGAAAACAATGAAAACTCAAGAGGTTGAATGATGGAAGAAACAAATCAAACCATTGTCGACCCTAACTCAAACGTTGTAGACGGTGCTGTCTATGACCCTGAAAACCCCTATATTCAAGAGGCTCTTGCTAATCAAAAATTCATTGATGCTCAAAAAGAAGAGGTTGTTGTCGAAGCAGACCCAGCTCTAAAGACTCCTGAAGGTCAGACTAGTGTTTCTAACCCAGAAGGTGACTCTGAAAAGAATAAAGAGAATACACCTTTTGGTTATACCGATACACGTACAAACCAAGAAACTGGTAAAGAAGAAAAAGTAGAGCGTTCCTATAGCGATAATGACGCTGTACGTGCTTTGCAACTAGCTGCTGATGCAGTAATGGATAACCCAATTACGGGTAGTATTGCTGGTTTAGGTGCTGGTACTGCTGATACTGTTTTCGACGTTGTTGGTCTTGTACCTTGGCTTAAGCCTATCGATGATGCCTACGATAAAAACTTTGGTAGAGAACGTTCTAAGAATGTACTGACTGGTGCACTCCGTGACATCTCTGCCATTGTTGTACCGTCTCTTGCAGGTGGTGCTGGACTGTGGGCTAAAGCAGGTAGTGCTATTTCCAAAGCAGGAAAAGTAGGTAAGGGTCTTGCTGCTAAACGACACTTTAATACTGTTGGGCGTATTGCATCTGACATGGGTGTTAGCACAACTGTTGCTGGTGTTTCTGAACAAACCACTGAACGTGGTAATGCTAGCTCTGCTATTGCTGGTCTATTCGGTGTACAGGTACCTTGGGATTCATCTCATATTGATGATCCTGATGTCCGTTGGCAGATGAATATGATCGACGAAGTTGGTCTTGGTAGCTTTGGTTCTGTTCTTGATGCATGGTTTTCCTTCACTGGTAGAGGAGCCAAGATGGTTGCCAAGAAAGGCGACAAAGTCTCTGAAGCTGCTGTAGAAAAGGTCGAAGGTAAGTATGCCAATGCTGTAATTAAAGCTGATGGAGACGAGCTTACGGCTGTTGTAGACGGTAAAAAGATTGCTAGGGAAACTGCTCAAAATGAAGAAGCTGTTCGACGTTTTGAACAAAGCATTGATCTAGACGAACCTGCTCAATACGATGCGTTTATCAACGAACCTGCAGAACCTGCAGCTCGTGTTGTGATGAACTATGATGCTGAACCTCTTGAATTTAAAGTAGATGTAGCACGTATTGCTAATCCTATTGAAGGCAAGACTATTAATGCTAAATCTGGTCGACCTGCTGTTACTGACACCTTTAAAAAAGATCTTGTAGAAGCTGCTGACAATGGTACTAGAGAACGTATCCTTTCTAGCTTGGCAAAAGAACTAGAGCCTACCTTTAAAGTTATTGTTGGTAATGAGACTCTTACTGAAAAGCAAGTTGCAGATGCTGTCGAAAAGTTTGTATCTGATGTACAGAACCTTGAGCCTGGTGAATTTAAAAAAGCTGTTGATAAGCTTAAAGGTCAAACAGATGTAATTCTAAATAACAATGTTAATGCCTTATCTCGTGATGGTTTTAACATTGTTACCAAAGCTTTTAGGCAAGCATTCGATAAACTTGATCCTAAATTGATGCAAGCTTCTGGTATTGTTGCTGGTCAAGCTAGTAAGGATATTAGTGATCTTTCTCGTGCTATTAATTTTGCTGGTGATTATGTAGACACTACACGTCAGCAAGAACTAATCTTTGAGAACCTAAAAGTTCTGCTACCTGAAATTCGTGCAAGTCAATATCTTGATGGTTGGCGCCTTAATGCAGATAAATTTGCTAAAGCTAAAGCTAAAGGTGAAGACCTCACTGAATTTGCACAATGGATGGATGAAACTGGAAAAGGTTTTGAAGTAGCAATCAAAGCTGAAAAGGAAAAGGCTCTTGAATTTATCGACACTTTGGTTGATATTTCTAAGGAAAACCCTGAGTACTTTAAACCTTTGTTGAATGAGTTCGCCAAGTCTGGTGATATCGATACTGTCTACAAACTTACCAAAAAAATGGAACAAAAGATTGGTTTTTGGAAGAAAGCCTTTGTTGACGGTGATCCCAAAGTTCCTAGTCTTCTTGTTCAGCAACTCCAAGCTGTACGTTACAACAACATTCTTACTGGTCTTGCTCCTGTACGTGCCCTAGGTGGTGCTGCAACAGCTCTTGCTGGTAAACCAATTACTGCATTTGCAGGTAGCGCAATAACTGGTGATACTGAGTCATTTAAACGTGCTATGTACGCCTTTGGTGGTATTCAAGAAAACCTTAGACGTGCTTATAAAGTCTTGCAGAATGAATGGCATTATGCTGTAAATAATCCTATGGGTTCTCGTGCTCGTCAAGATTATAAATACGGTAATCTCGTTGATGAAATGGAACAGATGGATGCGATGGCAGAAATTTGGGACAAAAATGGTCAAGGAGGTAAAGCCACTGTTTGGCGTATGACCAAACTCTTTAGCGGTTTTAATAATAGTCCTATTGTACGCTTTGGTATTAACAGTATGACAGCCATTGACGGTTTTACTAAGTCAATGATTGCATCTATGAATGCACGTGCTTCTGCATACGACAAGCTTTTTAGAGAGACTGGAGGTGCTATTGATGATGTTCAGTTTAATAAGATGCAGCGTGAACTTTATGCTGATTCTTGGGATGTAAATGGTGTTTTGAAAGACGATGCATCTATGTATGCTGCAGGTGAAATTAACCTCAACCTTCCTAACGAAACTATTTCATCTCTTGAGACTGTAATGAAACGAGTGCCAATTCTTAAGAGCATTTTTATGTTCCCTAGAACTGGTATTAATGCCCTTTCTGTTGTAGCTACCTTTAACCCAACTGGTGTATTAGGTCTTGCTGTTGGTAAAAGTCGGCGTGTAATGAATGCTAAAACCACTGAAGCAATTGAAGCAGTTTTGACTGAACATGGTCTTCAAGGTAAAGGTATTGAAGCTTTCAAAGCACTTAAGGCTGAATATTATGGTCGTCAAGCTATGGGTGGTGCCGTCACCATGGGTGCTGCACTGTTGGCATTTAATGGCGGTCTGTCTGGTAGTGGTCCGCAAGATGCTGGTGAAAGGCGTCGGATGATTACCATGGGTTGGGAACCATTCTCTATCAAGAATCCTCTTACTGGTGAATGGCATAGCTATCAAGGGTTTGAACCGTTTGATACGTACCTCGGTCTTGTTGCAGACATTGTTTATCAAGGTACACGTGCTGACCAAGCTGTTTCTGAAGACTTCCTTCGTGCTGTTACTGCTTCTATTGGATACAACATTACCTCCAAGAGTTTCTTGTCTGGCTTTGAACCATTGGTTGGTTTAATCAGTGGTGATCCCCATTCGTTTAGCCGTTTTTTTGCTATGAATGTCGATAGTGCTATCCCTGGTACTGGTGTTCGTTCTATTCTTAACAAAGCTATTGCACCTCAACTCAAAGATGTAGAGAACAATTGGCTGGCTTACCTTGCAAATAGGAACAAATGGCTTCCTGTTGTTAATGAGCAGCTTGTAGATATGCTTGATGTATACACAGGTAAACCCATTAATACTGGTAGTCCATGGAATTCATGGGTTAACTCTATGCTTCCGTTCTTTAAAACTAACGAAGGTATGGAAGATTGGCGTCAAAAACTTCTTGCTACTGGTTGGGATGGTCTTCAAATACCACGTATGCATTTACAAACTGGGGACCCATTAGCACCTGCTGAACGTCAATGGATTAACAATTGGATTGCTAAGAATGAAAATTTAGCCGAAAAAATTGATGACCTTTTGTCTCAAAATGACGACTATTGGATGAAGGAAATCAAAAAATATGCCAAGGCTAGAGGTACTAGTTCCCAAGGTGTTTTCCCAATCAAAAAAACAGTCGTCCATCAGGCTCTTACTGACATGCATAATGCTGCATTTAATCGTGCATACGCAGCGATGAACCAACAATACAGCCAATATTCCAATATTGATGCACTTCGGGAAGCCCTTGATACCGCTATTATGCGAAATGACCTTGAAGGTGCCTCAAATCTAAGAGACCAACTAATCAAATACGGTAAACAATAAATGACATACCTTGTCTACGAGGATTTTCCTGGTAATACAACTGAATATCAAGTCAATTTTCAATATCTTGAAGAGTCCGACGTTTACGTTGGCTACATAACTGAAGACGAAACACTTACCCCTATCCTCTCTGGGTGGTCATTCTTTGATCCTACGCATATTCGCTTTGATTCTGTCCCTGGTGGCACGATTCGGATCTATAGGGTCACTGATGTAGACCCTGCTAAGGCTGTTTTCTATCCAACAGTAGCTATTCGGGCAATTGATCTAAATAATAACTTTGATCAATGCCTGTTTAGGTTGCAAGAAATTAGTATGGATGTCGATGGTATTAATTCTGACATTGATAGTATTAATGACAGTCTTGATAACATTACAGGTATTATTGCTGACCTTGGTGGCATTGAAATTCTACCTAATGTAGCTGCTTTGAACGCATATGTCCCACCTGATAATAGTGTGGGCTATGCAGTTCAAGTATCTGATAGTACTAATTGGACTGATGCTAATAATGTATCTGGATCACCTGCTGGTTTTAATGGTGGTCCAGACCTTCGCGTTAATGTACGTATTACTGATCCTTCTGCACCAGCCTATGCGTTCATTAACTACTCTCCATCTGACCCAGATAGTCGTTATGTGAACAAAACTGGGGACACCATGACAGGTGATTTGATCCTGAATGCTGATCCCAGTGCTGATTTAGGGGCTGCTACCAAGCAATATGTTGATGCAGCTGTTGCAGGCGACCCAGATCAAAACACTACTTATGATCTTGCTAACGTTGCATCAGGTAATAATGCATCTTTAGTTCTTACTGGCTCTGATTCATCGACTGATACTGTCACTATTACTGCTGGTAATAACATTACTATCTCAGACCAGACTACTGCTGGCTTTACTATTAATTCTGTTGATGGTGGTAGTAACGTAACTGTTAGCGAAACACCTCCTGAATCTCCTGAAGAAGGTGATCTTTGGTGGAATGAAAGTGAGAACTCAGGTGAACTGTTTGTTTATACAGGTTCTGAATGGGTTATTACCTCACCTAGTGGTGATGCTGGTGGTGGTGGTATCCCTGAAGCTCCGACTGATGGTCAGCAGTACGCCCGTCAAAACCAAGCCTGGAGTGTTGTTGAAGGCGGCGGTGGCGGAAGCGCAACCATCGGTGCCATTGTTGCTTGGGCAAATGCCACCATTCCCAACGGTTGGTTGGAATGTAATGGTCAAGCAATTCCTGCT